CACGGTCTCATCATAGTGACCGGCATCTATAGCTACATTGAAAGTCGCGGCGGTCACTATGATGAGACCGTGTTCTTCGGACTCCAGGCATTTATCAAGGAATATCTTTGTGCTCCAATCACGCAAGACATGATTGATGAAGCCGAAGCTATTATTCTTGCACACGGTGAGCCATTCAATCGCGAAGGTTGGGAATACATTCTGCGTGAACATGGTGGCTATCTGCCTGTTCGCATTAAGGCAGTTCCCGAGGGCACGGTTGTTCCTGTCAAGAATGTTCTCGCAACGATTGAGAACACTGATCCCAACTGCTATTGGCTGACTTCGTTTCTCGAAACCGCATTGCTTCGTGCAATTTGGTATCCTACAACTGTGGCTACTAACAGCCGCGAAATTAAAAAGGTAATTCTTGATGCTCTCATTCGTACTGGAGACCCTGCTAGCATTGACTTCAAGCTTCACGATTTTGGTGCTCGCGGTGTTAGCTCGCTGGAGTCGGCTGGAATTGGCGGAGCAGCGCATCTGGTCAACTTCATGGGTACTGACACTGTCGAGGCTCTGCTTTTTGCTCGTCGGTATTATGATGCAGGTATGGCTGGTTTTTCAGTGCCCGCGATGGAGCACAGTACTGTAACTAGTTGGGGTCGCGACAACGAAGTTGATTCGTATCGCAACATGGTCAAGAAGAACGGCAAGCCCGGTGGTATTGTTTCGGCAGTTTCGGACAGTTATGACATCTATGAGGCATGTCGTCTGTGGGGCACGGAACTCAAGCAGGATGTGCTTGATTCGGGTGCTACTCTTGTGGTACGTCCTGATAGCGGTGATCCGGCAGAAGTGGTCTGCAAGTGCCTGCGAATTCTTGATCAGCACTTTGGACACACTGTCAATGACAAGGGCTATAAGGTTCTAAACAATGTTCGCGTTCTGCAAGGTGATGGCATTACCCACCAGACTATTCGCAGCATTATCTTCACCATCACCATGGCTGGTTACAGTGCTGATAACGTGGTGTTTGGTCAGGGCGGTGCATTGCTCCAGATTGTGAACAGGGATGATCAGAAGTTCGCCCTTAAGGCATCATATGGTTTGATTGACGGTCGCGAAGTTTTTATTCAAAAAGACCCGATCACTGACCCAGGCAAAAAATCTAAAGTCGGTAAGATGAAATTGGTTAGGACGACTGATGGTTATGAAACTATTAATAATTTGAATCCTAAGTATCCCGATGCCGATGATGTTTTGCAGGTAGTTTTTGAAAATGGTTCATTGTTTAATGAAACCACCTTTGAAGAAGTCAGGAAGAGAGCTAAGCTTTAACGCAGAGCCATCCAGAACATGCTCCCGAAGTCGCAATATTGCCCTTTTTGCGATTCGGGAGTTTGTATATGGTTTTATATATTAGATTATGTAATTCACAAAATTCTTTAAGATCAGTTGTTAAATATTCAACGCCGGTCGGGGAAATTAATTTATATTTTTTACATCTACTCTTTCTTCTGTTTGCTATATGACTGGTAGAATGCTTTCCTGTTCCCTTTCCTGATCTATTCTTACTCATCAGTTTTATAGAGTCTGATGAATGTTGTTTACCAAACATTCCGCTATTCTTTCCGCTGCAATCAGGACGTTCATATTTTGATGGATCGTTATTCACATGATCCCATCCACCATCGCCATTTTCTTGTTTAAGGTTTGCCCAAATCTTTCTGCCATTCTCGTCTCGTGCATTTACTATATTCCATAATTCGCTGTAGTAGATTCCCCAATTTTTGACTTCGTTGTTATTTTTACATTCTTTTAGTATTTCGGTTGTAACATCATAGCCATGTTTTTTGATATGTGCCATCCAGATTTTTCCAGAGCCTTTATATTTGTGAGGATCAGCGGCATTTGTTTTGCCTAAGTACATTAAACCGGTTTGATTATGTGTTTTCTTGTATATATAAATAGTCATGCTGATTGCTCCTTGTAGCATTAGAGTGAGTGGGGATGGGGGTTCCGCGACTCACAACTATTTATCTTTTTTTCTCTTGACAGTTCGGACAATCTTGTGTAGTATGAAAACGGCAAGCTCGTCAAGGAATACACATTTGACGAAGTTCGTGCAAATGCTAAGATTGTTTAATCAACAAGGAGAATATAGCGATGCTTAAAGGTTATGACGACTTCGAGAAGCACGTAAAGATTATGCATTGGCCATTAAAATCCCTCTTGAGGTGCAAAAACGAACCCAGAGACCTCAGTAACAGCCAAAAATGTTATAATTGGGGTAAGCGTAATACAAGCTTCGGGGCTATTCGTTGGCCTTATACAACTTGTTCCATGAATGGTTGGGACCCATTCAAGTTTAAACGATTTTGACGAAATCCAAGTAAAGATCAGTCCGTAATTAAGATTGACATTTATATGATTTACTGATATAATAGTTTTTATAATTCCTACTCAGAACAAGTGGTTTGAGTAGAAAAGGTTAGCCTTCCGAATTCAAAAGGCAACCAAAGGAGAAAAAATAATGAAGAATGTAATTTTGGCAGCAATTGCTGCAATGACTATGAGTTCTACCCCTGCAATTGCAAGTGACTTTACTGGTCCTCGCGTAGAAGCAACCGCCGGATATCAGAATGTAACGGCAAACCAGACCAACTTTACATATGGTGCAGAAGTTGGATATGATGTAAAGGTTCTTGGTCCACTTCGTGTTGGAGTTGAAACTGGTGTAGATAATGTATTTGATCGCCGCAACATCAATGTTGGCGCTCGTCTTGGACTAAAGCTAACCAATTCTTCTCTTGCTTACGCAAAGATTGATTACGCAAATTATCGTGATATCAATTTCACAAATGTTGATGGTGCACGTTTTGCAGGCGGTGTGGAAACCAAGGTTCTCGGTCCAGTGTTTACAACTGTTGAATTCCGTCATCAAGATTTTGGTGGCGTGAAGTCCAATGATGTAGTAACTGGTCTCGGTGTTCGTTTCTAATTTGTAAGTAAAATGGGGGTTGACATTATGGTCAACCCCTGATATAAGAAATTCATGACACAACAACTGTATCTTTTTGAAGACGAACTTGACCTCACTCCTGAGGGATATGTTCGTGAGTTTGTTCGCAACGGTAGCAACAGCCATATTCCGTTACATGCTTGGGAACAGGTCTATCAGGATAGGGGTCTTATTGAAGAAGCATGGCGGCAGGGATATATTGATATCGGTAGTGATGTCACTTGTACCATTACGCTCACTGAAAAAGGCAAAGCCCTACTATGAAAAAACTGACCAATTATCGTTTGGTTGAACAGGCGAATGGACTCTATACTATTGAACAAAAGGGCGTGTTTGTATGGAAAAGTATTTTCGACAATCTTAAAGATTGGGATACTGAACCTGAATATACTTACAGCGAGGCCACGAAAAAGGTTGAAAGTTTAATTGAGAAAGATAAAATGAAACTTGCCCGCCTGGTTGAAAGTTTAATTGAGAAAGATAAAATGAAACTTGCCCGCCTGAATCACAAACCCAAGTACATTTATCCTCCTTTTCCGAAAGAAACATCAACATGAAAAGATATCTTTACACCTTTACCCGCCAAGATATTCGCCCCGAACAACAGCTTGTGCAGACCGCGCATATCGCGTTCAAATTGGGAGATAAGTGTGGGAGAGATACTTCAAAGTATTCAGACCCAGATGACACGTACTTTGTATGTGTTGGTGTTCGCAATCTTGATGCACTGCTTGCAGTTGAAAAAATCTTGTATAAATTTAACTTCAATTTTGAAGTTTTTTATGAACCAGATATTGGTAATAGTGAGATGACTGCAATTGCAGTTTATCCCATTGACGAAGACAAAAAGGATATCCTTCTCGCCTTCAATCTACTTAAGTTCTAACTCTAATTAAGGGAAACATACTACAATGGCATATTTTTTGAAATCCGGCAAGTCTTTCCGAGTCTCCAGCAAGGAGGCTATGGATTTGCATGAACTGCTTCCACCCGCAAATTACACCGTAGCGCAAGATATGCATGGAAATTTCTATCTTGAGCAGATTGAAGATTTTGAACTTCCAAAGAAGATGTATGGTGACACCCTTCGTCACACTGATCGCATCATCAATACGTTTTTCTCCCGTCCTGCTCAGACTGGCGTGATGCTTAACGGCGAAAAGGGTTCTGGCAAGACTATGCTTGCAAAGAATGTAGCCAATCAACTTGCCAAGCAAGGTGTGCCTACTATTGTCATCAACCGTGATTGGAAGGGCGATGCGTTCTTCAAGTTGCTGCAGGACATTGATCAACCATGCATCATCCTTTTTGATGAGTTTGAAAAGGTTTATGATCGCGATGACCAAGAACAGATTCTTACTCTCCTTGATGGGGTGTTTGCTTCTAAGAAGCTGTATATCCTTACTGTGAACGACAAGTGGAAGGTTGACACTCATATGCGCAACCGTCCGGGACGTATCTTCTATATGCTTGATTTCAAGGGACTGGATGCAGGATTCATTCGTGAATTTTGTGAAGACAACCTCAACAACAAGCAGTATATTGAGCAGATTGTTTCTATCGCAAGTCTGTTCGGACAATTCAATTTTGATATGCTTAAGGCGCTTGTTGAAGAAATGAACCGCTACAATGAAACTCCGAGCGAAGCCCTTGAAATGCTTAATGCAAAACCTGAGTTTGATGGTGGTACTGAATATGAAATGAAGGTCATGCATAACGGCAAGGAAATTGCTCAGGCTCATCCTCGTAAATTTGATGGCAATCCTCTCCGTCCACAGGGATTTCATGTTGAATTTGATCCTGATCCTGAAAATGATGATTCTGATTATCTGTCCATTCGGTTTGAACCAAACAACCTGATCAGTCTTGATGCAAAGGAAGGTAATTTTACCTTTGAGGATCAGGGAACCCGAGTTGTTCTTACTCGCGTCAAGGCAAAAATGAACTTTGATTACAGTCAACTGGCATTCTAAACAGGAAAGGAGTAGGGGATTCGTCCCCTACATTATTATATGCTAGAATGTTTAATCATCGGAGATAGTATTGCACATGGTATTGCTATGCAACACCATGTGTGTGCCGATTATGGTCATGTAGGCTGGACTAGCAAACAGGTCAACCAATACTATAAAACTTCTGTTCTTGATGCGAATACCGTAGTAATTAGTTTGGGAACAAACGATAACGTTGCGGTAGATACTTACGGCGAGATTAGCCAACTACGGTCTAGAATCCACGCCAAGCGAGTCATCTGGATCATTCCTGCTGCGGTCAATCCTAAGTCAGGCACAACAGCACTGACAATCCAGCAAGTCGTGTCAACAGTCGCATCAATGTACAAAGATTACACACTAACGATTCCCAAGCCACTAGCAGATCATTATCATCCTACTGGTAAGGGTTACAAACAACTCGCAAAGGAAGCAGGATTATGAACTGGTTAACTATGGTAGGCGGAACCATACCCAAATACGCACAGGAGATTGCTGCTGATTTGGAAGAAGCAATGTCCACCGATAACGGACTTACTGAGGTTGATTCTCATGCGTGTGCATTGGCAGCAGCAGTAGCAACCGGAAACGGTGGACTAGGGTTTGAAATCTCAATGAATGGTCCCTTGTTCAAGACAAATGAGCGTGAAGCAGCAAAGCGAGCCGCCGTTCTTTTTTCTTATAATGACACGCTGCACACTTTTAACTCTTGCTTTGAATGGTCCGGATTGACTTCTGACATCAACTATTCTGACAGTGGCGTAACTGAAACACAATATACTATGTATGAATTTGCGGCTGCGGTGGCTCTTAAGAACAAGGTCTTCATCGTAGAGCGAATGAAGAACCTGAATAGCATGGGTGTCTCTCATTCCCAGATTCTAGCAATCGCTAAGATTGCAGCGGTAATTTCTACGTTTACCAAGATTGTTGTTTAAGATATATAAAATTCATTGAATATTTTTATTGACAACATGTTTTGAATGATATATAAGAGTGAATGTAAGGGCAATTTAAGGAAAAATTCAAAAAACACCCCCTTAAAGTGCATTTTTTTGAAACAGGAATAAATAATTACTATGAAAAACACTTGTATCATATCGCTGCAACAGCATGAGCAACTCTGGGCGCAAGCCACAGCAGGGATTGCTATGCCCGTAGTATATCCTACAAGCACCCGCAATATATTTAAATCATTAAATGGCGACGGGGGTACACAGGTTTGACAAAGAAGTAGGAACTTCAAACATCAAATCTAAGGTACCCCGGAAAGAAATTTCCGGGGTTTTTTATTGGAATACAGTGGTAACGCGGAACGAGGCTGCGAGTGACACTTTAAACATACTCAAACGGGCGGCACTGGGATGAAATCTGTGGTGGTAACACAGAGAGTAAAAAAGGTGGGGAGCGGGTCAGTCCGAATTGCCGGACAACATATCTCGCTCCATCAAGAAACAAAAGGCTAACTATATCTATTATTTGAGAACATCAAGATTTAAACATCCGCCCTCTTACTGCGAATTAGAGACCAGCACATCAAAATGTTTTCAAGTAACAGATATACTATAAATATGATACAGGCTTTATTGCCCCTTCCTCTAATGGTAAGAGAGCGGACTTTGAATCCGTCAATCGGAGTTCGAGTCTCTGAGGGGCATCCAAGTTATTATTAATTAATGCTGTATTAACTCAGATGGTAGAGTACCTGTTTAGTAATCAGGATGTCGGCGGTTCGATTCCGTCATACAGCACCACCTTTAATAGTCCCTTAGTTCAGTGGATTAGAGCGCCTGTCTTCGAAACAGGATGTCGGGGGTTCGAATCCCTCAGGGACTACCAAATTTACTAAATTTCATTAAATACATGATATCCATAGGGAAATGACATGAGAATTGATGAAGTTGAAAATTTGAACAAAGATGATGACAGTATGATATTTGGACATAAACTTCCAGATTGGTCAGTTGATGAAGATATAGTTGCTGTATTTTCGTCCAGAACTGGATTTAATGTTGCTCAAGTATTTAAATCGTCTAACGGTTTATATGTTGCTGATCTTGGTAAGGGAAATATTCAGCGATATAGGTACCATGCACAACTAGAAAATGCATTACGAAAAAATAGAATTACAATATATGAAGGTGAAGAATATTATAGACCTTCATATTAATGATCAAACGCATAACGCAGCCATAGCTCAACTGGATAGAGCATCGGTCTACGAAACCGAAGGTTATAGGTTCGAAGCCTATTGGTTGCACCATTTCAACACTTGACATTGTTTCACCATCTGATAGGGTACACGACATGAGTTACCATCTTTTTCTTGACGACGAACGTTCTCCCGGACAAGTAACATGGGTTGCACTTCCAAGTGCTATCTATGAAGTTGTTCGTAATTACGATCAGTTTGTAAACCACATCAGTCAACATGGTGTTCCAGTTTTTGTAACGTTTGACCATGACCTTGCCGATGCTCACTATCAGCATATGCTAAGGGATTGCCAACAAAATAGCACTGGTCAGTTGCTGTTTGGAGTTGCTGCACAAGTGTCTGATTATGACTATGGTCGGGAAAAGACCGGATATGATTGCGCTAAGTGGCTTGTTGACTATTGTGCAGACAATGGCATCAAGTTTCCGGAATATACGGTTCACTCTATGAATCCTATCGGTAGCAAGCGCATTAAAGATTATATTGAGAATGCCAAAAAACATCTTGACATTTGATAAACGGTACGTAGTATACGTTTAAAGAAGGGCTAACAAACCCTCGCCAAAGAATGACTGATTAAGTTCAGTCTGCAGCCGATATTGAGAGTTTTACGGACCCGTAACTCAATAGGTCAGAGTAACCGCCTTTTAAGCGGTAAGTTCTCGGTTCAAGTCCGAGCGGGTCCACCAGATTTTATGGTGGTTGAGGTGTTAATGGATACATGCTGGATTGTGAATCCGGAGTTGCGGGCTCGATACCCGTCAATCACCCCAGTTTTATGTGAGGTGACTGTCTAACGCGTAATGACAGTTCGTAGCGCACGGTGCGAGGCAGGTTTGAAATCCGGATGCCTGATGGTTCGAATCCATCCTCTCACACCAGTTTAAAATATCGGAAATGTTGCTATAATCCGCATCTAGGATAACATGCATCATCTAAGGAGTAGTCCTCGAATAGCCAGTGCGTTGAAAAACGTGAAAAGATAGATGGAGGCTAGGACTTTTGCCGAAAGGACATCTGATATATCATTGGCTTATACTCTAATGGTAAGAGGCGGCGCTGTTAACGCCGTGTATTCCCCGAAAGGGGTATGCAGGTTCGAGTCCTGCTAAGTCAGCCAGTTTAATGTATTCTAAGTGTTACGGTAGCACGACTGGTTCCAACCCAGTTAGCGTGGGTTCGACTCCTACAGGGTACGCCAAATTCAGTGCGTTAAATGATAAATAGTTTCATGATAGACTTTAATCTTATTAATCCGTATGGCAGAATGCTTGGCATAGCCCTGATCATTCTTGGTGTCTCCATCTTAGTTGCAGGTGCACTTGGTGGTTTGGGATTGTGGGTTCATTTTCTCGCAACCCACAATCAGATTCCACTTGCCATTTTGGTGACAGGTGTTACATGTATCGTCATCGGATTTATCATCAAATTTATTTTTCGTTTGCGCGCCTAACGCATCCTTAGCGCAGTGGTAGCGCATCTGCTCGACACGCAGAAGGTCGTTGGTTCGAAACCATCAGGATGCACCAGTCTATGGCGGCGAGTGACACCAATATTTGGTGCACCAAATAGTGACGAATGAATCGTTGCCGCTGCTTCATTTTGAAATCTATGTTTTCGTCGCAATGTGACATAGATATTATTATGCCGGGTACGGGCCATCGCGTATGCTGCGACGAACATACGGCTCCTCCTGGCTCCAATCTTATGGCTCCATCATGCTGGTTCTGACTTCCATAATCAGGAACAACGGAGAAAAACAAATGGAGCCGCCATATAACGGAGTCGTGACCGAGAGGCCGATGGTACTACATTGGAAATGTAGCGTACCCTAACAGGGTACCGTGGGTTCGAATCCCACCGACTCCGCCAGAATTATGCAGTTTAGACGAAAGATACCGGTGGTGGAAAGGTATACACATCTGGCTAAAGGGAAATTGTCACTGATACCCTGAAACCGGATTTTTCAGAGTATGTGACTATCTCTGGCATTTATGGGTTCGAGTCCCATCCACCTAAACTGCATATTTTTTATCTAGGTGTGGGCTAATTGGTAAGCCACCTCGTTTGGGGCGAGGGCATCATGGGAGTTCAAGTCTCTTCACCTAGACCATTATTGCTAATTACAATTGTTACACTTTTGTTAAAATGTGATATTTTTGTATAAATAATGTAATATAAAGGAGATTATTATGTATATTCTCACGGGCTTAATAATTTGTGTGGCAATGCTAACACCATTTGTTCTAAGCGAAATGCATTATGACAGAGACCATCATTTTTAAATTCTTGTAATTAAGATCAAATGTATAATAAATGATAATAGCTTCACCAAAAACGGCAGGAATTTGGACTATACTAGTTAACATTGTCTAAACCCTTTATTTTAAAGGTAGTTCTAATGATACTTCATTCGTACTGAAGGACTTCGCGAGTCTGTATATGTCTAATTGAGGTTGAGGAGTTGTCCTGCCACCAATTTTACTAATACTCTTTGATGAATATTGCACATCAATTCATCAAAGGAAGAGGGGAGTCAATCCCCTCGCGAGTTTAAAAGTGGAGGGACAGGATGAAAATACAGAGGACTGCATATGAGGTGCGGCCACTCACCCAACACGTTAGGTAGATGGAAAAAACGATGATCAAACCTGTATACGATCAGCAAACTACCAAATATTTACAAATCGTGATGGAAATTGTGGAAACGTGGTAGAGTCTGGTTTATTACACTACATTCGAAATGTAGCATACCGAAAGGTATCGTGAGTTCAAATCTCACCGTTTCCGCCATAATAATCGGGGATGCCGTTGGGACGGGGTTTGCGCTGGCAGTGCGGACTTTGTGAGTTCAATTCTCATCATCTCCACCAAGTTTAATGGCCCCAGCGTCTGACATGGTTAGGACACTAGTCTCTCAAGCTGGAGAACCGGGTTCGAGTCCCGATGGGGCCACCAAGTTTATGAGGGCGTAGCGGAAATAAGGTATACGCGTCGTTAAAGTAAGGAACGATTGGAGTAAAATCCGGGACTGTTCGTAAGTGACTAGGGGTATTTTTTGTAGACTCGCGGCAGTCTTTGAACCTGATGTCGGCTATTGGTAATGCTCTAGTAACAGCCTTTGCCAGTTCGAATCTGGTCGCCCTCACCACATTATACAAAGGAAAAGTTATGGGATGGAATGATACACACGTGAATGTTTCCGAAATGGTTGGACATTTATTTAAAAATGTATATTCTACTGGAACCGAAGTAATTTTTGAAAACGAAACAGTGCGATATACACTTTATCATGATCAGGACTGTTGCGAAGACGTTCGTGTTGAAGAAATTATTGGTGACATTGAAGACCTTGAAGGGCTTCCGTTATTGATATCCCACGAAGAAAGCAATTTTGATGACCCCGGCACGTGTAGTGCTGAAAGTTATACTTGGACCTTTTACAAATTCGCAACTTTTAAGGGGTATGTGGATATTCGGTTCCTTGGTGAGTCAAATGGATATTACAGTGAAAGTGTATATTGCAGAAAAGAAAATTTACTAAACTGAAATTTTATGCTTGACATTATCGTATATGGTAGGTAGAACACTTTTCATAGAGAGCAACATTCCCAAAAAGGAACATGAAATGATTGAATATACCGTTAACGTTTGGGCAGGTGGTTGTGAATGGTATCTGAAGAACAAACTCCATCGCGAAGATGGACCTGCTGCTGAATACTCAGATGGTTCCAAGTGGTGGTATCTAAATGACAATCTCCATCGCGAGGATGGACCTGCCATTGAATATGCAGATGGTTCCAAGTGGTGGTATCTGAATGACAAGCTCCATCGCGAAGATGGACCTGCTATTGAACGTGCAGATGGTACCAAGGAATGGTGGCTGAATAACAAACTCCATCGCGAAGATGGACCTGCTATTGAACGGGCAGATGGCTCCAAGTTCTGGTATCTGAATGATGTCCATGTGACACAAGCAGACCATAAACGCAGAACCACCGCTGTCCAAGAACTTACCATTGCAGAAATTGAAGCATTGCTTGGATATCAAGTAAAAATTGTAAAATAATAAAAAATAGTGCTTGACATACCCCAATCATCACGCTATTGTGGGTTCATAGAGAGCGACGAAAGAGACTCTCTATTCTTTGACATTGTTGATTAGAAATTGTTTCAAGGGAGTTCCTGCGACTCTAGACTTTGTGAGCTAGGACCTTACGGTACGGAGATATGGGCCGTATTCAAAGGACTCCCTTGAAATATAAGACTGTTTTGATGAATACTGAATATTGAGAAGCATCGGTGACTTCCTGCCTGTGATGGCGAGCGATTGGTTCGAATCCAATAATATTAGGGAATGACGATTCCACAGTGTTCTTCAAAGTAGTTTAAGAATTGGTCATTGGTCCTAAGAGCGCCAACTGACTGCTTGGGCGGAATACAGGTTATGCTGAAACCGTTCCCAAGATTGTTTAAATGGCGCATACGGCTAAGTGGTTGGGTCAGCGGAACTTCACTCCGACATAAAGAGGGTTCGACTCCCTCATGCGTCACCAAGGTTAGAGCATTGTGAGTGGGCTGTAATTATTCGTTTTATGGAATAGTGACTGGTGAAACTCTCCGTTTAAAGAAAGAAAGATAATGTTCTATGAAAAATGTGCCGAAATACTCGGTGCAACATATGAATGTAAATCTTTTCCTTATGGTTATCGTACTCGCTGGAACAATCGTTCTCCGGGTCATGGTAGATTTGAGGGTTTTGGAATAATAAGAAAGTTTGGTGATAATTATCAGGTGGCGTTAACTCGTCCGGTATCTCATCATGCCATCTATCATTCCGAAGAAGAAGTATTTGCATTTCTGAAAAGTTTATCTATATGATAGACTTATTAGATGAACACATTTAAAAAACAGGACGCTGGCTCAATGAAGTGGGTTAGGGAAATAGCTACCCTGATACATGGAGAGTAGTAAGTGTGTTCTTCTAATAAGTTTAACGCCATAGTAGCTCAGTTGGTAGAGCAGCGGACTGAAAATCCGCGTGTCGGGGGTTCAATTCCCTCCTTTGGCACCAGAACTATTCGTGTGTGTACAGTATGCCGTATGTGATAGGGGACATTCTCAATTCTCTCCTATGTACCCGAAGGCTGTAGCAGTCCTTGTGTCAAGGATCAGCAACTTTATTTGAGATAAGAGTTGCGGCGAGTAAATATATTTAACATGCGGATGTGGCGGAATTGGTAGACGCACCAGGTTTAGGTCCTGGCGATTCACATCGTGGGGGTTCGAGTCCCTTCATCCGTACCAAGTTTTGCTCAAGTGTGATTAGCTTGAGAACAGAGTAGACGATTCATGTCGCGCAAGGCAACTCTTATCAGGTTGTTAGTTGTGGCACAGGATGGGGACGGTCTCTATAAAAACGTGTATCCAGCTATTTTACTATGGAAAACGTTTCACGAGTATCGTGAAAGGGAAAACGAGAAACATTCTGACTAGCCCGAGCGGTGCAGATCGTTTTCATCCATTTTATATCGCGATAAATACTCTCATAATAGGAGAGTATAATGGACCCAAAATTACAAGCACAAATTAAAGAATATCTGAGCAACAATCTATCAATGTCATTTGATATTCAGTCAGATATTTATAACCTACATCCAGATCAGACCACAATTAATTTACTTCTTGAAGGTGAAGTAATTAATACTATCGTTCTGAACGACTTTAATAGTAACTAATTTAATGCCCCGATGGTGGAATCGGTAGACGCGAGATGCTCAAACCATCTTGCCCAAAAGGCGTGGGGGTTCAAGTCCCTCTCGGGGCACCAGTTATCTTTGTGGTCCAGTAAACTTTACGTAGCGTTTCTCGCCAGTTTCAAAGTTTATAAGTTTGTCCAAGTTATGACTTCCTTCCTCATAGTCGCCATTTGTATCTTCTCTTCTGAGAATTACCAATGGAGTATAGAATCCGTCTTCGGTTTGTAAAAAATAGGCAGGACCAAATCCACGTTCTTTTCGGAAATTTGCTGAAAGTGTGCTTTCTTTTCCAGTTTTTGAACGCGTAACAAGATGACGAATGACTTTGTAACTTCCGCCTTTTGGTAGACGAATCCTACTTCCGACAGGAAGATCATCAAAAAGTCCTTGTTCGTTCATTGCTGCCATCGCAGCATGGGCACCTCTTACGCCAGTTTGGACTTTATTCATAAAATCTTTATGAAATCCACGCAGTTCTTTGTCTTTTTTTGCAGAATCAAAATCAACAATATTTGATTCTATTATGTTAATAAGGTCTCTCATGTTCATGTTATAAATTCGCTTCTGCTTTAAGAGCATCAAGTTTATTGTCATATCCTTTAGCCCAAGAATAGACTGCTTGCTTGAGACGGGCAAAAATGCTCCCAATAGCACCTTCGGTTACTGGTTTCACCGATAACGCAGGACTTTTTTGAGTTTTAGTAAGCATTTCTTCTTGATTTTTGATGCCTTCTAATACTTTGATAAGTTGAGGTGTTAGATGTTGTTCAAGTTCATTAAGAATATCTTTGTATTTTGGAGTTTCTGTTACTTTAGGGTCTTTGGTGAGATTAAAAATGAAACTAACAGTTTCAATGACACGAGTACGAGCAGCATCTTCTGCATCAAACAAATCAGCAACATCTTCTCTAGTATGTTGTTTTATTTCGTCTTTGAGTTGCTTCATTTCCTCAGTGAGTGCTTCCATCCGTTGGAGTTTCTGAGCGAGTTTAGTGTATGTCTGACTCTTATAACTATAAAGTTTTGCAATAACCTTGCTTGGTGATACATCCTCATATTCAATATTAGGATTATTTAGATCACGGTTTTCGCAGATCATCATTAGTTTTTTGAATTGATCAATATCCATTGGTATTTACCTCGTTAGTAGAGTATTTATCTAATTCAAGTTTTGTAGTGGACGTAGGAAGTAAGAGTCACTGTGTCATAGTTGGCCAAGCGAAGCACAGTAACGGATGACGGTTTGAGTACGCAACATGAAAACCATTTGACAACGACTTCAACTACGTACCCAAAGGATAGTTTACTATCCATACGCGGAGGCGCTAATAAATTCCGCATAATGCCCTTTATGTTGTGGTAAGGGGTCCACTACAAATTCAATTCGTGCTGATATAGTATAGTGGTATTACTACGGATTCGTAACCCGTTGACAGGAGTTCAATTCTTCTTATCAGCACCAGAAATATATTCACTAATACTTATCAAGTTTGCTTCTGTAGTGTAAGGTAGCACGACCGGATTTATATCCCGGATGCCCAGATTAGGGGTTGGTTCGAGTTCAAGTCTCGACGGAAGCACCAAATTTAATCCCCAGATTACCGAACGGTTGGGGGTTCAAGTCCCTCCGGGTGCACCAACTTTTAATAGTCAAGTAACAAAGGAAAATTGACATGACACAAAAGCGTAAAGGTTCTCGCACTATCAACGTGAATGGCGTGGAATATTCTTGGTTTCGCGGTAAGTCTGTTACTGAGATTCGCAATCTTGAGACACGCAAAACAAAGCGTATTCCTAATGAACAGATTGACAAATCTGTTGATATTGTAGTACATTGTGATTGTTGCAATGAGCCAGTATATCATGATGGTATTTTGGTCACGCATCCGGGAGTTTCTACGACTCCTTCTGCAATTCGTGAGTATATTCTAGAACAGTTTTAAAATAATGCCTGTGTGGTGGAATGCATACACACCATCTTGAGGGGGTGGCGACTGAAAGGTCATGGAGGTTCAAGTCCTCTCATAGGCACCAAATAAATTCAAAAAAGTTGTTATCTATTTATAGATTTCGCTTGCACAAAGAAACATTGTAGACTAAGAAGGAAACACAGTCTAAATAACTAAAGAAAGCAAACAGGAGTTTTTATGGCAGTACTAGCACTAGACATTTCGGGTGTCCCTCGCACGTGGGTCACCCACGACGAAGCAATTTCGTATTATGCGAAGGACCTCGTGGCATGGGCTATGGGTGATGTAGTTGCCAAGTATCGTGGTGGTACTCGTCGCGACGGTTCACAAAGTTATCTTGAAGCGGCAAGTATCATTGCTGTTAAAGGTCATGGATTTGATTTTAACAAGCACAACAAAGTCGTTCTCACGAACCGAACGCTGTTCGCTCGTGACCGTAACATTTGTGCTTATTGTGGTAATCATTTCGCAAACCACCGTGAACTTAGCCGTGATCACATTCTTCCTCGCTACCATGGTGGTCAGGATGAGTGGTCCAACGTAGTCACTGCATGTTTGCCATGTAACCAAAAGAAAGGTTGTAAGTCACTTAGAGAAGCCCGTATGGAACTTCTTTATATTCCTTATGTCCCAAATCACTTTGAAAATTTGATTCTCCAAAATCGCAACATTCTCGGATGTCAGATGGAGTATCTACTTTCTGGTGTTCCGAAGCACAGTCGGATTATTGATCTATCAGTGTAGAAAAATAATCCGACACTGCTAAACACGATTAAATATTACTAAGAGTTCATTCCTCAGTAGCACAGTGGTAGTTGCATCGGTCTGTTAAACCGAATGTCGTTGGTTCGAGTCCAACCTGAGGAGCCAAATTTCGCCCGTATGGCACAGTTGGTAGCGCAATTCACTTGTAATGAATAGGTCCGGGGTTCGAATCCTCGTGCGGGCACCATAATTTATAGTGTCAGTTTTCCTTTACTAAATAATGGATAAGTTATAAGTAAAGGAAAACTGACATGGGATTGTTTTCAAATATCGAAACACTCTGGAATAAAACAGAATCTGCAGTAGATGATGCTGTTCAAGAAGCCGAACAGGTTGTCATCAAAGATGCCAAGAGTATCTACGAGCAGGCACATAAAGATGCACTTGCTGCGAATGAAGAAGTAACACGCATCAAAGGCATGTTACAAGACGCACTAGTTAAGTCTCGTGATTTGCATCAAGTAGCAATTGATGCTGCTCAGGAAGCAAGCAATGCTGCTGAAATTGAATTTAATAAGTTTAAACAGGCAATCGTTGCGCATACGGTAGATTTTAACACTCAGTCATCGCAACTTCCAAACTAAATGTAACAAAGTGCTTGACAATAGCATTATTCGTGCTATATTCGGGACATGTTAAAGATAACTGGTTCCGTCGTCTAACTGGATAAGGCCCCCGACTTCTAATCGGGTAAGTGCAGGTTCGAATCCTGCCGGGACCGCCATTTTTTACTTGACACAGTAATTTTTCTGTGTTATTGTCAATGTATAAATAGTTTCATGGGGAGATATAATTAATTGCACCTTTATGCAAAGCATAAATACTCCTATAGGAGTATATATGTGGAATTGTAAGCATTGCAACTTAGAATTTAATTTTGATAGGAACACTGATAAAGCGAATCATTCCCGTCATTGTGACAAGAATCCTTCCAAAAATAATTCCTATAAAAATTTAAAAAAAGCACAGAATTCTAGGATTGATGAAAAATTAGGAAAACTTAGTGATTATGAGGTAGTATGCGATAACTGTAATAAAACGTTTACTGTGAATGAGCGTGAAAAACGCTTCCCCAGCAAAGAAAAATATTTTTGCAGCAGATCATGTGCCAACTCAATTGGAGGTAAGGCAAAATCGAAAAATTATTACGATGATGATTCTCTGTCATATAGGACAATTGCTTGGCGAAATCATATTAAAGAGTGTGTGGTATGTGGAGAGGATAAAGTAGTAGCAGTTCATCACGTGAATGAGAACCACTATGATAACGATCCTAAGAATTTAGTTCCTTTATGTCCTACTCATCACCATTATATGCACAGTAAACATAAAATTTTGATACAAGACAAGATTGATAAATACATAAAAGATAAATGGGGATAGGGTCTGCTAGGGGTGGACGCCTCGCTTGCACCGAGGATATTCAGGTCGGTTCGAATCCGACTATCTCCACCAAACAACATAGAATTTTTAGATGAACACACTTCACCCATTAGGTAAGGGTTATGGCTTCCCGCTGATCGAAGGTTAGAATGTAGTGTCAGTAAGTGTGTTCTTCTAAATAGTTTAATCGGGGATTGGCGCAGTCTGGTAGCGCACCTGCTTTGGGAGCAGGGGGCCGTAGGTTCGAATCCTACATTCCCGACCATAAATTACAATTCAGTAGACCTAGACTAAATAAAGTAGAGGTCTACTATGAAAGTATTTTATTGTTTAGCATGTGGTAAAGAAAATAGATGGAGTCGCAGTACTCATAATAAGTATTGTAACAACATTTGTCAAGGTAAGCATAAGTGGGAAACGCAGACTGTTCCTAGAATTGAAGAAGGTGGAGGGGTTGATCCTTCTACGCTTAAGAAATATTTAGTTGAGAAGCGCAGAGAAACTTGTGAAGACTGTGGATTAGGTAATAGCTGGAACGGAAAGTCATTAACATTACATCTTGACCATATAGATGGAAATAGCGATAACAATCTCCCAGCAAACTTGAGACTTCTATGTCCCAATTGTCATTCTCAGACTGACAATCACGGTAGTAAAGGTCAAGGGTCAAGATACAAAAAGATTACTAAACGTAACACGTACTTGAGAGAGTACAAACATAATATTAGTTAATGCCCGAGTAACTCAGTGGTAGAGTGTCTGCTTTACACGCAGAATGTCGTCAGTTCAATCCTGGCCTCGGGTACCATCTTTCACCAGGTACCACATTCAGCAAAAACTACAGACTAAGTGTCTGTAGTTTTTCATTTTATGATAAATATATAACTGTCTGACAGTAGAATTGAGAAGAAAGGTTTTATGAGTTGGCACAAGTTAACAAGCACATCCTCGTTACAGGATACCTAGCAGAAGCCCCAGCGGCAGAGTATATTACATTCCTTGCGGATTGGTTCAGCCGTTTGGTTGAAGCAGTTGATATGAAAGTATTAATTGACCCAATTTGTGTATGGTGTGACGATGAAGGAAATGAAGGAGTAACTGGTATAGTAGGAATTACCACCAGCCATTCGACCATTCATTTTTGGTCAGGTGAGCCTTCTTATTACAAATTTGATTTGTATTCATGCAAAGATTTCTCTCTTGACGCGGTAGCAGAAATGCTTAAAGAACTTGGCACTTATAAATTTACTTATACTATGGTTGATCGCACAGATGATGAACATCCTGTGATTGATTCCGGTGTTGTCACTTTTTGATTAAATACCATGCGTTCTAAGTGTTACGGCAGCACGGCTGGCTCCAACCCAGCAAGCGTGGGTTCGACTCCTACAGAACGTGCCAAATTGTTTGAAAAACTTCTTGACAATACCCCAACAATGTCATATAACGGTAAGACAGAGAGTGGAAACGCTTTCTAGTTCTTTGACATTGTTGGAAAATAATAGTATTTGTGTATTACAGATAAATAGACACGAGAGATAAACAATCTTTGGAGTCTATGTAATGGGTGCACGAATAAAAAGAACTGATGAAGAAATCATTGAGGCGGCGACTACTGCATCTTCGGTTACTAAAGCCGCCGCCTCACTTGGAATGCAATATGGTACATTTAGGATACATGCCAAAAGATTGGGAGTATTCAATCCAAACCAAGCTGGGAAGGGAACTACAAAAAAGAACCCAGCTATTCCTTTGGTGGAAATATTGGAAGGAAACCATCCCCAATATCAGAGTAATAAGCTGAGAAAGCGTCTCCTACTAGAACACGTTAAAGAACATCGTTGTGAATCTTGTGGACTTACTGAGTGGCTAGGTGATCCTATACCATTAGAAGTTGATCACGTTAATGGAATCCCACATGATCATAGGTTGGAAAACTTAAAAATGTTATGCCCGAACTGTCATGCTAAAACTGACACGTATCGTGGAAAGAATACCAAAATTAATGCGGATGTGGCGGAATTGGTAGACGCCCGAGACCGAGGAAAGCGTGAAAACGTAGAACAGGAAGACTGACGGTGCGAATCCGGAATCCTCGCCTATTAAAATCTTGTGGTCTTTTGACCGTGCGGGTTCGAGTCCCGCCATCCGCACCAAACTGATTAGATGAATGCTGTAACCTATAGTAGCTACTAGGTCCGTGGTGGATATGTGGTATAGCACGAAAGCCGGTTCGATTCCGGACAGCTTTCTTCTAATCAGTTTAGACTTGTTATGCTATTACTGCGACCTACGATTGCAAGCGTTGAAAGTAGATGTAGTATAATCCGGTAGTGCGCTGCCCGACAATAACCTTTTCGGGGGAAGATAGGGCGGAGGTTTTGGTTCAAATCCAAACTCTACGTTGCAGTAATAGCGTAACAGGTTTAATAAATTCAATACATGGAAATGAACGGCCAAAATCCACCGGACTGATAAACCGGAACCCTTCTGTGTATTGGATATTGATAGTATAATGGAGCATACGGCTAACGGGTTGGGTCACCTGATTTTCAGTCAGGAATAAAGTCGGTTCGAGTCCGACATGCTTCACCATTTATTCATTGCCCTTTCCTCTAATCGGTAAGAGAGCGGATTCTGATTCCGTCAATTAAGGTTCGATTCCTTAAGGGGCATCCATTTTATAATAATTCAAGGAAAAAATATGAATAATGTTATTACTGTAGACTTTAGTAAGAGGAACGTGAAAGAACAACAGGTAAATCCATCTATAGGAGATGGACTGACTACTTATCTAAACGGTCTACGGGAATCAGGGATTGATGAAGACGACATCTTGGATACGCTTGATGCAATCAATGATATGAAACTTTATTTAAATGCTGATCCAGAGGTTCAAAAGTTTGCTGATGGATGGCTAAAGCAGTTTCTGTGAGTTAATGGGAAGGTAAAGCCGATAGTTTGTAAATATGTGGACCGCGAATCATGTATCCAGAGTTTCAACTTCCTCCACGTGTGTTAATTGTTGGTTTTGAAAACCGTTTTGTATAAATAACTTTGAAGGAGTTTTTATATGAAACAAAAACATAATGAACATAAATTTACTGATGCTGAACTGATTGATGCGTACAATCATGATCCATATCTTGGCAGATTGGCAGTTAAATTTGGCGTGCCTATTATAACAATTTTTAGGCGCGCCCAAAGACTTAATTTAACGTTTAAAAACGGTGGCAACAACAATGGTAAATTTATTCTCGATGATATTTTACAGGACAAACATCCTCAATATCCCACTATTAAGTTAAAAAAAAGATTACTGAAAGAAAGAATTTTTGAGAACAAATGCCAAAACTGCGGTATCGTAGAATGGAATGGCAACCCTTTAGTTATGCATTTGGATCACATTGATGGAAATTCTCATAATCATAAATTAGAGAATCTTCGCATGTTATGTCCCAATTGTCATTCTCAAACAGACACTTACTGTGGTAAAAATAAATAAGGGTGAGTTGCAGATATGGTATGTTCTGCTCCCGACTGTAAATCGGGTCCCGTGTGGTAAACATTGTAGGTTCGAATCCTACCTCACCCACCAAAATAAAAAATGAAAAAAAATGAAAAAAACGAAAAAAAGTTATTGACAGCACCCATTCAATGAATTAATAAGAGTCCATCAGCAAGGCAATGTCGCTTCGCTAAACAAATGGAGATTTACAATGGATATCGGTGAAATGTATACTTTCAAGCGCACTGCTGGTCGTGGTCGTCCCTTCGTTGGCGAAGTGGTTCGCAAGGCTGGTCTCTTCACGTACATGAAGATGAAGGATGGCAATGTCGTCCCGGTCTATACCAATCGTATTCTGAACAAGTACGAGTTCACTCCGTATAACACGAAGGCTCGCCGCGAACTGGTAAGCGAATAACAAAATCCTGATGAGATTATGGTCTTGGTAGTTCTGAGACCATAATCTTTTTAAAATAATGCTCCTGTAGATCAATTGGTTAGATTGTATAATAGTGCGGGCGAGTAGCTCAGTCTGGTTAGTAGCTATCTCCTCATAAGAGACAGGTCGGGGGTTCAAATCCCTCCTCGCCCACCACATAAACAATTCAATTTATCTTTCCACAGTAACAAATTGTTTAAATTGAAATCACCATTATTTATTTGAGTTATCTCACTTTTCATTAGAAGGAATAATGGTTTATCGCTTGCGTTCCATTTGAAATAATCTTTGTCTCTGATGAATCCTTTTACTTCAACATATTCGTTTGTTTCTGTTAATAAAAAATCTGGGAAATATTGACGAGTTTTTCCATTAGCATCAATGTATGGTATGGATAAAGGTTGTATAAATGGTATATTATTAGATACCAGATATTTGGCGAACGCGAGTTCCCATGTTCCTTTGAAGGTCATCCCATTAAACACATAACTTTTTACTCTGCCACCTATATTTTTTGATGAATATGATTCTGGATTATTAAGCACTGCTAATCGCATGGCATTTGCAGTTTTTTCTCGTGCGAGCGGATCAGTGTAGTACGCCAATGAATTTTGTCTTTGTTTTTCTATAAATGCAGAATCTTCGTATATGTAACTATTTTTGAGTCTTATTTGGCGTTGTGATTCCCGATATTCTTCCGTGCGATGTATTGGTGATGCTGTTCTGAACGGTTTATCACTGCGATTTGGGTTACGCACACAGTATGGTTGATGTTTACTGATTGCAAGTTTATTTTTGTAAATTTTACCACAGAACATGCAACTATTATCTTTGTTAAATTCAGACTGAATTTTGGGAGCGATACACACTTTAGAGTTGTGGTGATTTTTTATATTATTTGCTGTGATTTCTTTTCTACATAATACACAACATACTTTATTTTTTGTTGCCATTGGCTTGTTCCTCTATAAATAACTTTGTGGGACAGCCTAAGTTTTCCTCTATAGACTGGGTTTCAAAGAGCGGGAATTCTTTGATTACCACTTGTATTTATTATTTTGTGATAATAAATGAAATTAAAAATATTATTTTCAAATTTAATGGGCGTAGCATTGGGTTGGGTCGTAGCCAACGTATCGAATGGGTGTCGAGATGTAATAGGGACGGTCCTGCGCAAGCCTTACTGGTTCGAACCCAGTTGCGTCCACCATATTTAAGGATGTATCATGACTAAGAAAATTATTACTTGCCCCGTTGGTGAGCCTGTTATTCGGGAAACAAACTGGGGATCGTCAATTATTTCATATACAAGAACTCGTACAGTTTACGTTGAAACTCATATTGATAGTCTGATTGATACTCTTAAACGAATCAAGAAAGATTATCCCGAGTTTACTGATCTTCGTCTGAATGCAGTTAACGATTGTGGTTGTTACCATGATTGTTCTTGCCCTCCCTCGTATCAGGTTTACGGTGATCGGCTTGAAACTGATTTGGAATACGATCATCGCCTTAAACAAGAAAATGAGAAAAAGATGCAACAAGAAGAGCATGATCGCAAGGAATATGAAAAACTGAAGGCAAAGTTCGGACAAGTTTAAAGAATGCGAAAGCCCCCTATACCCATGAACCCAGTCGCGAGGGTAGGTAATGACATGGTGATAGTGCATCAACTGCGGGGGACTAGGGGTGGTGATTGAACCCTAATCTGGGTGGGAGTCTCAGAGACAAAATATTTTGATAACAGCTATTGCAGTTAAATACGTATACGGAGAGGTGGCCGAGAGGATTAAGGCACCTGACTTGAAATCAGACGTAGGGGCAACCTTACCGTGGGTTCGAATCCCACCCTCTCCGCCATCAATAGGAAACGACTGCAATGAAAGTTTTATTTGTCCTGAAACGTAAGGATAATTACAATGAAGATCGCGATGGTAAGCACGTTGGATTAAGCACCGGGTTATATAACTCCGCCTCTTTTGTAAGCGATATGCTTAATGATATTGGCATTGAATCTGCAATGGAAGTTGCGATTGACAATAACTGTATTGATAGTCTCGTAAACAGACATAAACCTACTCACGTAATTATTGAGGCTCTCTGGGTTGTTCCAAGTAAGTTTGAAATCCTGCAAAAGCTACATCCAGATGTAACTTGGATTCTTCGTCTACATAGTGAAATGCCATTTATGGCTGGTGAAGGCATTGCGATGAACTGGATCGGTGAATACTCAAAAATCAGAAATATGTTGATTTCAGTAAATGCACCAAGAATGTTCAGAGAAGTTAAAATTTTCTTAAAAACAATGCATCATTGGACAGATAGAGAAGTAAATGAGAAAGTTCTCTACCTTCCAAATTTCTACCCACAAAATTACGCAAGTCCAAAGAAAATTGATCAATCAAGTCATTATATTAATGTAGGCTGTTTTGGTGCAATTCGCCCGCTCAAGAATCATCTGGTGCAAGCAATTGCTGCCGTAGACTTTGCGGAAAGCCTCGGTAAGAGAGTACGCTTTCATGTCAATGCGGGTCGCGTAGAAATGCAAGGTCAGCCAGTGGCAAGTAATATAGAACATCTGTTTGCGCATTTATATGAGCGTGGTCATAGACTGGTTAACCACGTATGGACACCAAGAGAAGAATTTCTGAAAGTTTGTGCATCCATGGATATTGGTATGCAGTGCAATTTTTCAGAAACTTTTAATATTGTAGGTGCTGATCTGATCAGTCAGGGAGTCCCAATAATTGGGACGAGTGAAATTCCTTGGTTGAGGACAGGAAAAGCAGACCCGAATAGTAGTAAAGATATTGCCCATGCTCTAACTCATGTTTACCGTCACCCATGGTTGAATGTTAAATTTAATCAGTGGTCTTTGAATAAATACACATGTAAAACTGCTAAAGTTTGGAAATCAGTATTTAAAAAGTTGGGAAAATAACATGTACAATAGGCATACACATAAAGTACGTATCCATGGATGGGAAAATGGAGAATTGATCGTAGGGCTGTTAACGTTTACATCAGAAAAAGAAGCATATGATTTTGCAACGGAAAAAAGCAAAACTTATGGACATTTGGTGAAAATTTATAATGAGTTCAATGAACTTGTTCATGAATTTGCAAGTACAGTATATAAAACTACATACGCATAA